ATGCGGCAACATATTCACGTCGTTATTTAAAAACGATTTATTATTTGTGAAATCAAAGAAGGGGGTAATCATATCTGCAGTACCTTTGCTAATCGGCATATATTTAATAATGTCATTAGCGTGAAACAGTAACTGCCTAGAGTTTTCCGGATTTTTCTTTAAAAATAAGAACAACGACAACCCGACAAACCCAAATGTCGCCATTTTTATGAATTTCTGGTTGGTTTGAAACATCCTTATAAGACGACCGTCATAATACGTGTTTGCGATTAAAACCGCCGTAATAATAAAAACAATATACTCTAATTTAATCATATTATATAATTCGGTATATTATTCACAAGTTATATAATACATCTAAAATAATGAAACGGGTTTTGGATCATTCAACACAATAGTAGACAATATAAATGACACGTTTACTTTCTAAATTTACGCGTACCCTTGCGTCGATTGATCGTTTTGTTTCGTCGAACACTTCTACCACCTTTCAATTTCAAGTTTAACTGATCATAATGTACCTTGGCTTGGTCATATTTGTCAAGCAGCCCCTTATATTCCTTTACGATTTGTTCATATTTCTCTATTTTTGCAGTTCGGATATCAACCTCATGTTTTGTTGCGCCATAACGTAACGGACGTCCTAAAAGTTCACCAAGTTTATCTCTGGTTTTTATCGCCTTTTGAACTCGAGTGTCTTTTTTCAAATCAGTGTACATTTTAATTTCTATTGGGGTGGATGATGGTGATGGCGAATGACCCATTTTTGAAGCAGAAGCGGCGGCAGCGGCGGCCCAGGCAGATTCAGACGAAGATACGTGGGTTTGTCGCGGCGACGGTGCCTTAGTCTTAGAGTGTGTTCTCTTTGACGCAGAAGGTCGCGAAACGGAACGGTGACTCATTTTATTCGATTATAATATATATACTAACATAATAATAATAATAATAATAATACTTACACTTCAAATGTCTATATCTATAACAGGACGAAGTCGCCGTCAATACTACCGAAACTATTTATTATGATAATAATATGCGGCATAGCCCATTCCAATCAATATAACAAAGTAAACCAGTTTTTCGCGATATTTTAATTCTTCTAAAATTTGAATTGGTTTGGGTCGATAATGTAAATAATATCTTTGAAGTGCATCGTGTAACGGTAATTCATCCTTGAATAAAATAACATTATAACGGTTATGGATAAAGTGAACCCATTTTATAAAGGATGTGCGACTATCTAAATACGGTGTAACCGGATATTTGTCCAACATACGGCTAAATTCCGCCGATATGTCCGGATCCGGAATAAACATCGGAAAATTCTGTATGAAATCATAATATTTTTTACGCGTTACATCATTTACGTGATCGGGATAATTTACCGCAGTAGTCATTAAAAAAAACCAGTAATGCGGTCCCCATATTGCAGGATCGAGTTTTACCATAACACGTGGTGAATAACGATGTATATATCAAATAATATAAAAGGAATGACATAATAAGATAAACGAATACACGAATACACGAATACACGAAACACGAATACACGAATACACGAATACACGAAAAGAAATGGAAATGGCAATGCAAGAATTACCCGCACCGGCGGCGGCGGCAGCGGCGGTGGCGGCGGTGGCGGCTGTATCGGAATCAATACACAACCCTAAAACCGCAATGTCATACATTGAAGCTGCCCGATTAAAAAATGCTGCTGTATCCGCGTGCACCGACATAAATGCGTCATCCGCGTCAAACGCATCAGCGACTCCTAAACATTTTTGTAATAACTGCAATCGCGTGAATCATTTATATAATAATTGTCGAGCACCCATCACAAGCATTGGCGTGATTGCATTTCGAAGCGGGCAAACCGGCCCGGATTTTTTAATGATACGCCGCCGTGATTCATTTGGGTTCGTCGATTTTGTTCGAGGCAAATATTCATTAAACGACGAAGCCTATATCCAGCGTATCATTGACGAAATGACGATTTATGAAAAGGATAATTTACTTCGGCTTACATTTGAACAATTATGGAAATTGCTTTGGGGTGAATATACGCGCGGAAGTCAGTATAAAAATGAAGAATCCAATTCGTGCGATAAATACAATCAGGTAGTTGCCGGAATACGCACAAAGGACGGAAAGCGTAAAACACTTCAACAATTCATAAGTGAATCATCCACGCGTTGGACGGAAACAGAATGGGGGTTTCCGAAAGGACGTCGAAATTATAATGAGAAAGATTTAACGTGTGCGCTCAGAGAGTGTTTAGAAGAGACTGGTTACGATATCACAAATGACAATATTATTCAAAATATTGCGCCGTTTGAAGAGATTTTTATGGGCTCTGATATGAAGTGTTACAAGCAAAAATATTTCCTCGCAATGGTGGATTTAGACAAGAAGCCTAAAAAGGCACACGACATAATGGAAGTTGGATTAATGAAGTGGATGACGTATGAAGAGTGCATTCAAAGCATTCGACCTTATAATTTAGAAAAAATAGCGATAATACAAAAAATTAATAATATACTGCAAAAATATCAAATATATTAAAGTTATTATTATTGACATATATAAAGAGTCATTCAAGTCTATGGCCGCGGAAGAAGTAGATGAAAATGTACCAATGGAACTAACAATGGCATCGGCGGCGGCAGCGGCATCGGCGGCGGCAGGGGGTCTAACGCCTAGAACCCTCGCCAAGGCGCAAGAGGTTGATAGACGCATTCACGATAAGCTGCGAAAGGAAGCCGTCGCCACCGCCGCCGCACCAGATGAAGAGCCCTTACAACCACAGCCACCATTACTACTCAAGAGACGCGTACCATCTGGGAATTCAGGGGCCACAAAGACTGCGCCAGTGTCGCCAGTGTCGCCAGTGTCGCCCGCGGCATTATCTGCACAAATAATGAAATTAACCAAAGAGATTGACGACGGTTCAGCAAAATTATCAGCAGAAGATTTGAAGAATCCGTTCAGTAAAGATTTTAATAAATTATTGCTTAAAAAGGAAATATTAGAACGTTCGCAAATACAGCTAGACGATGAAAAACTGGCGCGCGGTGCGGGAAAGGCGCCAGCAGACGATTACGCACAGCATTTATATCCGACATTAAATGACCCACAATTTAATACAAAGATCGCGCTTCGTAAAGAATTTTATGACACGAAAATGGACGTAGATAATACGGAAGATGTCGAAGTCAAGGCCGAGATGTTATGCAACGCACCGTTCGAATTGGCGCCAAATCAGCAGTTTGTTCGAAATTTCTTATCGGTGGAGACGCCATACAATAGTTTACTGCTATATCACGGTTTAGGAACAGGCAAGACGTGTTCTGCAATTAGTGTTGCCGAGGAAATGCGTGATTATATGAAACAGATGGGAATTACGCAGCAGATTATCGTGATCGCCTCGCCAAATGTGCAGGAAAATTTCCGGTTACAATTGTTTGATGAGCGCGAATTAAAGGAGATAGAGCCAGGTGTATGGAATATCCGCGCGTGCACTGGAAACAAGTTTATCAAAGAAATTAACCCGATGAATATGAAGGGGCTTACGAGAGATAAAGTGATTAGACAAATCAAGCGGTTGATTCAATCCTATTATTTATTTTTCGGTTATAACGAATTTGCAAATTATGTTCGGGCAAACGCGTCAAGTGTAGGTATTTCGGCAGATGATGCCGCGATACAAGAAATACGCAAAAACCGAAAAAAACAAGGGGCAGCAGGGGCAGCAGGGGCAGCAGGGGCAGCAGCAGCGACGGGTGTGAAGCGCGGTCGAAAGTCAACGGCGTTTCTCGTGAAACAAGCCGAAATCGAATCTACTGCACTTGAAAATTTATCCGTAAATAAATTGCGCAAATTGTTTGCAAATACGCTGATAATCATCGACGAAGTTCATAATATTCGTATCACGGATGATAACCGCGACAAACGCCTTGCTAAAATTTTATACCAAATCGTGTTAAAGGTGAACAATGTACGCCTGTTGCTATTATCAGGAACACCAATGTATAATAGTTACAAGGAGATCATTTGGCTTATCAATTTAATGAATTTGAACGACAAGCGGGCCACGATTGAGATTTCGGATGTATTTGACGATAAGGGAAACTTTCGTCTCGATGAACACGGCCGAGAAATTGGCGCCGATTTATTGATTCGAAAAGCAACAGGTTATTTATCATTTGTACGAGGTGAAAATCCGTATACATTTCCTTATCGCGTTTTCCCGCGCGAACATTCACCCGAATTTTCATTATTGAGTCAAACACAGGGCGCGAATCCTGCGAAAATATATCCTCGCATACAAATGAATGGTCATCATATTGACCATCCCATTGAGCATATTGATGTATATATGACTGTGATTGGTGATATACAAGAGGCTGGGTATAAATATATCGTATCCGATATGAAGGCGTCATATATATTCAAAAAAACTGCGGCGATTCGGCGTAAGGCAGCAGCAGCGAGAGGTGCGGCGGCAGAGGCAGAGGCAGATGCACCGGCAGAGGCAGGTAAAAAGAAAAAAACACCACGAGCAAAACCCGCATCTGCTGCAGCTGGGGTGGCATCGGCGTCAGCGTCAGCGTCAGCGTCAGCATTAATAGACGATTCTGTTGTAGTTGACGCAGCGAATTTTCCTTCATTTGAAAATATGGACACAATCGGTTATGCAGCAGTCCAACGACCACTCGAGGCATTAAATATCGTTTATCCGCATTCATCACTCATTGATTTTATGAATAATCCGGCTGAAGAAGCCGACGTTGATATTGCAGCGTGTATTGGAAAGGAAGGTTTGCGGAATGTGATGAATTATGCAGAAAGAGGTAATCCACCGATGCGTCAGCAGTTTGAATATAAACCGGAATTTATACGTAATTTCAAAGTGCCGGCGGCATTGGCAGGTAGTGCAGGCGCAGGCGCCAGCGGCGGATCGAAATCAACCGCACATCGCATTTTCGCACCAAACAATATTGGGCGATATTCTGCAAAAATAAAGAATATTTGCGATAAAGTTATCTCGAGCGACGGAATCATATTAGCCTATAGTCAATACATTGATGGCGGCGTTGTTCCTATTGCGCTTGCGCTGGAAGAATTAGGATTTACGCGGTATAGTGCGAATACCTCATTTTCGACAATGTTTAAAATAAAACCGGCCCCAAATATAGACGCGATTACATTTTTACCGCAAAAACAACACACCGCGCAATTCCCCGATCAACCTTTTCGACCTGCGCGTTATTCGGTGATTACTGGCGATCCATCCATATCACCAGACAATTTATTTGAATTAAAGGCGCTTACCGATGAGGATAATACAAATGGCGAGAAAGTAAAAGTTGTAATTATTTCGGTTGCAGGCGCGGAAGGTCTAGATTTTAAGAATATACGCCAGGTGCATATTTTAGAACCGTGGTATAATATGAATTTGTTAGAGCAAATTATAGGCCGCGCAATACGTAATTGCAGTCATAAACGCCTTCCGTATTCGCAGCGTAATGTCGAATTGTATTTGTACGGGACATATCTTACAAATGGAGACATCGAGGCAATAGACCTATACTTGTACCGTTTATCAGAATTTAAAGCGATTAAGATCGGTGTTGTTTCACGCGCGCTTCGCACATCCGCGGTGGATTGTTTATTGAATATTCAACATAATACGCAAACGGCTGAACAGTTGAACAGGCGCGTACCTCAGAAATTATCGTCTAGAAAGGAAATCGAATATCAAATTGGCGCGAGACCGTACTCGGCACTTTGCGATTATATGCAACGATGCGATTATGTTTGTAAGCCGACCTTTTCAAACGGGAAGCAGATTCAGGAACAGCAAGAATTGTATGGATTTAGTAGTAGCAGTGACAGCGACGGCGAGAGTGACGCCGCCGCAGCAGGGAATGCAAACAGGGGTGATGTTCGCCTCGATACGTTTAACGAAAAATTTATGTCGATGAATATCGATAAAATAAAACAGAAAATTGGCGATTTATTTAAAGAATCGTTCTTTTATAAAAAAGTCGGTAAAAACGGGATTATTGCGCATATTAATGCAACGAGACCTTATCCAATCTCGCAGATTAATTTAGCCCTTACACATATCGTTACTGACCCAAATGAATATGTCCACGATAAATATGGACGAATTGGTCACGTGGTAAATGTAGGGGACTATTATATGTTTCAGCCGGTGGAATTAAATGACGTCCAAACTAGTATTTATGAGCGCAGTGCACCCATTCCATATAAACACGAATTCGTAACATATCCATTATCAAAGGAAATCACGGAAGACTACTTGAAATTGCAAAATGTCCCGAAACCGATGTTAAAGGATGCAATTCGATCAGAGATAATGGGAAGCAGTAATGCGGCAGTTGCCAGAAATGTTGAAAAGATGGTCGCGGAATTATCGGGTAAGCCTGCTGCTGCTGCGCCATTGGCCACAACAGTGGCAGTAGCATCGGAAGAACCACAGAAACTGCAGGCACCATCACCTGCAGTGACCGCGGCGCATCCAGAGCTACCCGGCGATGATATTCAAGAATTATTGACGACATTGCAAGATACGTTAGAGACGTGCAAAACCGTATATGATAAGCATACGAAAGACCAAGATGAATGGTATTATTACTGTGGCAAGGTGATGAAGCAAATCTCACAAACTCCCGAATTCGGCATAACCGAGGAAGAATTGCATAAGCTTATTATTGCAAATTTACTTGAACACTTGTTTATCAAAGACAGCAAAATGTTGATAAATTATCTTTACCATAAAAACAATAATTCGATGGTTGTTCAGCGCGGGTCCAGTGCTGGTGCTGCTGCTGCTGCTGGTGCTGCTGCTGGTGAAGTAGTAGCCGCAAAAGTACAACCACTTACACAATTTGAACAAATGTTGTTAGATTATTATTCGCAGCAAGTATTGCATCGACCGCTGGTTGGAAAAAGAGCCGCGGCGGCGGCGGCGGCGGCGGCGGCGGCGGCAGGGGCGGGAGGGGCAACGGCGGCGACGGCGACATATCCAGAAGACTTGGCGTTATTGTTATTTAATGAAAAAAACCCAAAGTATGAATTTCTAGTCCTACGGTATGATACACCGAATTGGGTCAAGGGCGAGTCGGAAGATGAACGCGATTTCGAATTGTTGATACGATCGCGACAGACGGAACAAATACGCGGAATGAACCTGATTATTGGCTTCGTAACGTTTTTTAAAAATGAATATTTAATATTTAAAGTGAAAATGATGCAGAAAAAGAGAGACAAAGGTGCTCGATGCGATCAAGCCGGTAAAGCAGATACAGTTGCGATGATCAATAATATTTTGTCACTTAATCCAGTTACTGACAACGACGATTACAAATTAACGACCGAGAATACAAAAGAACGAACCCAAAAAGAATTATGTGTATTTCAGGAATTTCTATTAAGGACATTTAATGCAAATAAGGTAAATGGAAAGAAATGGTTTTTTACACCAGGAGACGCGATATTATGCGATATTGAAAAACTGCATTTATGACCCAAATGTGGTAAAATGTGGTATATAAAAGTATAATGTTATTATAAGTAATAATATTATAGAATACGAGTATAGAATAGGAGTATAAAATACGAGTATAGAATAGGAGTATAGAATGTCATCTACTGCACCGACTACCGCGACCGCCGCACCGCCACAATTTTCGCGTGCAACTATTTCAGCAACTGCATCAGCTGTTCAATCAAAGGGTAGATTCGGAATTTATTCCAACATACTATTAACGCGCAAAATCAGTGTTCCATTCCGGATTGTCGGACGAAACATCAAGGATACACTCGAGCATATTCTATCGAAAATCGTAGAAGGAAAGTGTATGGCCGAAGGATTTATACGACCTGGTAGCGTGAGAGTACTCACCTATTCTAACGGTTATTTATATGGAAAGTACGCGGTATTCGATGTTGTCTATGAGTGCCAGGCGTGTTCTCTCGTCGAAGGAATGGTATTTAGTTGTGTTGTGAAAAATATTAGTTTAGCAGGTATTCGCGCTGTTTTAAATGAACCAAAAACGCCGATCATCGCATTTATCGCGCGAGATCATCATTATGACCGGCCAGAATTTACGCGGTTACAAGAGGAAGAAACGATTAAAGTTCGCGTTATTGGACAGCGATTCGAGATAGGAGATGAAGCGATTTCAGTAGTTGCTGAACTCGTGTAAAAGACGCATTTATTAATTACTAAACCGATAAATACAAACCGATAAAATTGATAACAATATAAATGTATAAAATGATATGATATAGTCATTTGTATTGTATTGCATTTATTGAATTGAATTAGTGGGTTACCATAATTAATGATTTCAACACAATTGCATACACATACTGGACTGACAATATCATCTACGTCAAAAAGAAAGACAAATGTTCGACGTATTTTGAAAATTGTTAGTCCATCGGAAAATCACGTACCGACATCGGTCACGCATCCGCATCATAAATCGGTGGCGACCGCAACCGTACCTGCGACCGTAACCGCAATAGCAGTCGATGCCGCCGCTGCCGCCGCTGCTGCCGTGAGAGAGAAACAGGCAACTACCGATTATTGCGACCCCACATTATTTTCACAGAAGAAGATTAATAGAAGTATCACGGTTCCATTTCACAAAATCGCACGTTCGATTAATATTTCGGAAGTGTTGAAACGCGAACTGTCGGCATTGTTAGAAGGGAAGTGCTCCATTGAAGGGTATATATGCCCGGGTTCGATAATTATTATACAGCATTCGTGCGGTCGATTAAACGGCGGGAATGTAATATTTGATGTCACATTGAGTTGTTTGATTTGTCTTCCAAATGAACAAGAAAAGATTTCGTGTGTTGTGAAAACAATAACACAAGCGGGAATCCGGGCAGTTGCAAAAGGTCTGCAACCCGGTTCAATTTCGCCAATTGAAGTGTTTCTTTCAAGAGATATGAATATGAACGTAAAGCATATAACCGACTATTTTATGCGCGTGAAAGAATACGATACAATCGTCGTAGAAATCATTGGTCGGCGGTTTGTATTAAATGATACTCACGTGACAATAATTGGGATACTTTCAAATAAATAACAACATAAAAACAATAAGATATATAATAAACAGAAGTACACAATGGTAAAGGCAATTGTTAAAGCAAGTACAATCATCATCGCCGCGACGTCGTCGGCATCCGTGGTTGGTCAACAACAACAACCACCACCAACTGCAATCGCAAGTCTCAGTAAGATGAACGAGTTACATACAATCGCCCAAAAGGTCGAATGGAAGACTAATTACCTTATGAAACTAAAAGACGACATAGAACGACTTCCTATTTTTCATCAAATTGAGATATTGCGTATTTTGCAAACCAAAAATACAAACTTAAATGAAAATAAGAACGGTGTTTTTATTAATATAACGAAATTGAGTGATGAAACACTGCTTCAAATCGAAGAATATATTGAATATGTAAATGCGCAAGAAAAACATCTTAATGAGGCGGAGGAAGAGAAAAAAATGATTACACGAGAATTTTTCGAAGTAAAGTCGAAATAATGCAATAATGCAATAATGCAATATAATGCAATAATATAATAAAGCCACTCTATTATATTATATAGTATGACATCTGTATTGTCCGTGATGAGTATTGCGTCCTGTGTATATAATTCATTTTCGTTTACGGAATCGAATATAAACAACAGAATAAACGTATTTACTATAACGCCTTATAAATATGATCACGTAAAGGCGAAACTATCAGATTACGCACTTATGATAACAAATAAAGTAGAAACACCGAAAACGGAAGAAAAACCAGAACCAGAAGTATATGAATCCGATACGTCATCGGATACGTCATCCGATACGTCATCCGATACGTCGTCGTCGTCGTGTGCGTCGAGTCACGATGAGCCTGTTGGTGTCAAAGAAGTGTCAGTCGTTCGTTTCGACGATATTGCAACATTTTACCCACCAAAACCGGATGATTCGTTGCTTTGGTGCGCGTACGTTATGTTAAACGGTATTGAAAAGTTCGAGACAATTGACAATTATTATACGGAAGGAAACACATTTAAATATCAAGTCGTCGGCGATATTCGTTCTAAAAAAACGTTATTGAAACCACATAAACTTACCTTGTCGAAAATCGAAGACACTCTCGTAAACAAGCCATTTATTAATGTAGATGCCTTTTACGCAATCGCACTTTCTTATAATCTATCTGTATGTATCATCCAGGAACGAAAGATATTTGAAATCGGTCGATGCAATGACGATTCTAAAACGTTTGTTATAGAGAAGAAAAAGGGGAAATATGGTGTGTATCTATTTTCAGATTCGGTCACAGGCCACAAACAAAGTGCGCTCGACTATATTCGAGATAATTATTGGAGTATGGAGAATATTAGCTCACCGATTCGCCCCTTATCCGCGTATAAATTGCCGGATTTGGTGGATATTTGCAAGAGGCTTATGATTCCGATATCTCACCAAAAACCGGGTGAGTATGGGTCGATCGGGATTGAAAAGCGGAAAACAAAAGGAGAATTATATGAGGCGATTATTCAAACAATTTAGTTTTTGCGTGACCATACCCATACTTACGTTTGGCAGAATTCGCTAGAATAAATGCCTTTTTTTTATGATTACAGCCTTTATTTATGATATCGAAATCAACCGCGGCCGATTTTCCGCCGGTGATTGCACTAGCCAACCGTGCTAATCCCCAGGATTGAGGTGTCTGATTTGGTCTAGACCCCGATGAATAATACGCGCCTTCCCCTTTTCTAACAATTTGGCGTAATGCAGATATACTACAGCCCGTTTTAGAAGATAATTCTATGCTTGGGGTGACATTTTTCACATTGTACAGTTTTATTGCATTTGCTACGTGGTTTGATTTCTTATTCTTATATGAATTTATCTTTTTACGAGTATAATATTTATTCTTCTTATAAAGAGCTCTTGACGTATTCAACATCTTTATTTGGCGTTTCCTATCTTTCCGCGTTAATTGCGGAGGCGCATATTTTAATGGAATAGCGCTCATTCTCACGTATTGTCTATGTGTGTGTGTGTGTGTGTATGTGTGTGTGTATGTGTGTGTGTGTGTCACGCGTGATATATAAACCATATATAATATTCATTTGATAATATTGATAATATTGATAATAAATTGAAGGAAATTATTTATCTAATATAAGGTATAAATAATTTCCTATTCATATATATAGTGAAATGTCGAGTAATCGTGGTAGAACGCCGCATGTGACAGATAAACAATCAGGATTTTCAAATATCGTATCGTCTTATTTAGAAGGTCTCTTAGACCGAAACGACGGTATTCCAGAATTAGAAATTCGGTTCGGAACACGCGGAAATCAGCCAACATCAAAGCAAAATTTCGATAATGTCATACAAAAATTACTGGCGTCCGGATTCGTATTTTCAAAGAAGAATGCGTATGCTCTTAAAATTCAAAATGAATTCGTTGATCCTAGAACTGGTCAAACCAAATTATCACTTATTCGAGCGGAAATTCACGGAATCAATGATGTGCAAAAATATTGCAAAACAAATCAACCTGATGATAAATATGTATTATTTACGCAGAAGATGTATGCGAAATCCGTGTCAAAAAGTGGCACCGGTGGCGACGTGGCTGAAGAAGGTGTCGGTATCGGCGGCGAACCCAACGCAATTATGCCGATTGTATTTGACGATTTTAATTTCAAGGTGAGCTATCAGCGCGAAAAGCGAATTGCAAATACGTCTACATTGGCGCGGTCTATTTTGAAGACGTGGAATGATAACAAAAAGACATTTCGGTACATTAACCGGACTACAATGACACATCCAAACTTTCCATTCCAGATTGATTTAAGTGTTGTAAAGGAGTCACATCGTGATAGGATGAGATATATTCCGGAATCTACATTTGACGCGGCAAAAGTCCTTGATAGTCCGCCGAAATACGAGATCGAAATCGAGGTGATTAATACAATGGTTGGACCAGGAACAGCATTTAATCACCCCAAGTATCTTCTTGATCAGCTTCGGAAAACAATTACACTTATATTATCTGGAATGCAAGAAACGAATTACCCGGTTTCATCGGTTGAATTGCGGCGGATACAGCGTAAATACCACGAGTTGCTTCATCCGGAAGAGCACGAGGGTAGGACCAGCAGTACCGGCGAACGAAGACACGGGCGTGGGCGTGGGCGTGGGAGCGGCAGCGGCAGCGAGAGTGATAGCGACAGCGACAGTGGAAGTGAGAGTGACGGAG